ACCGTCGCGTTGATAACCCCCGTGGATGGATTCCAGAACCACTCTCTGAACTGTTTCGGCTCGTTGGTCCACATATCCCGCGAGTGGACCTTGCCGATTCCGGTCACGGCCTGAAGGATCGTAACGAGAGCCGCCTTGATGTCGGGGACGGTGTAAGCCATCAGTACTTCTTGTTCCCGTTCAGCCGGTCCGCGATCTCAAGAGCCGCATCAGGCCCGAGTAGCCGCCTGATCTCGGGGCGCTTTCTCAGCAATGCCGTCTTGAACATCTGGTATCCGAACTTCTTCCTGAACCCCTTCCGACCGATCGCGAGTTCGCCTTGACAGCCGCCTTCTCCCCTCTCCCCGCGAGCCGCACGCCCTTCCGTCTCACCCACAACTCCAGCGGCGCAATCGGCGGCATCGGCCCCGGGGCCTTCCTTCCGTACTCGATCACGATCCCGTAGCGCTGAGGACTGAACACGCGATTCTCGAACACGTCCCCGCTGCCAGTCCACCGGGTCCCCGAGGCGGCGATTGAACCACGCAAGATCCCGGATACCCCGACGGGTGTATGCTTCTTGACCTCTCCCGCCAGGAGCTGTCCCGCCACGTTCATCCGCTTGATCACCGAGGTTTTGAAAATCCCCTTCACGTCTTTCTCGACGAGCGGGCCCGTTATCTTGACCGAATGCACACACACTACCGGGTGCTCCTGGGGTGGGTGAGATAGTCGATCTGGTTCGCGAATTTCGGGTCCTGATCGGAATCCACCATCGCAGGCTTGGGACCCGTGTCATCAGCCTTCCCACCCAAAGCCTGGAAGTACCGCTTCCTCATCTTCCCCTCGAGCCTCGAGTACTCATCCCCCTTGGATCGGTAGTCGACGATATCGGCCGACATGCTCGCATCTTGGGTGCCAGTGAAGCGTGCGGCCAGGGAGGCATAGCACCAGGCCGTAGCCAGGAGGCACGCGGCAGTAAAATCCTGCACGCGGATGGTATCGAGGGAATTGGTCAGGGTGTGCCGGGTCGTGTATTCGAGCCGGATGGTCTCACCCACGGCGGGGGTCGTCGCGAGAAGACGGAGCTGATATTTGGCCCCATTCCAGACGACGGCCCAGGTGTCTGATCCCAGCATGCTCCGGTCACGATTACCGGCGGGGCATTCGATGGTCAGTGGTTCCGACAGGCCCTCGGTCCAGTCCGGCGGAAGGTCGTAGTCGTAGCCAGCATCGCCCGCGATATCGTAGAATTTCCGGTTGGGTCTGTGGAGTGAGTGCTCATCAACGGCTGCCTGGATACACTCCATCATCTCCTCGGGATCGAGTGCGCTCAGATCATCAGTCCGGAGGAATGCCTTGATCCGGGTCCTCCACGCGTCGATCGATGCCATCGGTTAGCCCAAGACCGCCGTCACGGCACAGGCGCCCGTGAGGTTGAGGAAAAGCCCCGTGGAGAATGCGCGGTCAACCTTGCCTGTACTGCGAGAGTCGTTGGCCAAAGCGGCGATGGTCGTAATATGATCCCCAAGGGCATCGGTCCCGTCATAAACAGCGGCGGTGCAGTTTTCCGTGCCCGCAATTATCAGCGCCACGAGAACCCCGGGGCCCGTCTTGAACTGTCCATCTGCCACTCGTACTATCGAAGTGTTTGCTTCACCCAAGTCAGATCCCCCCTTTCATTGGCGGGTGGAGGAGGCGGATCACTCGCCCCAATGACTCGCCTCCCCCGGTTGCGGAAGCGTCTCACCGTGCCCGGTACGTCACCTGAATCAAGAGTGCCGGAACCAGTATCCCGTTGCCCACCTTCTCGAATTCGAGCGCCAGTACGTTACCATCACTCACCGAGAGGCCCGATGCAGGCGTATACGGCGAGTACTCGTCCATGATCGCCAGGTTGTTGCCATTACTGAGCGCATAGGTGCCGAGCGTGGTCGTGTCCGACCCGGCCGTACCGCGATTCACTACTTGCAACTTGGTGTAGTGAGTCGCCGCGCCCGTGACCGCAGCCGCCGGGACCACGAGGATGTTCGTCACCGAGCAATCGAATGGTGCCGTGAAGATGGGGTAGCTCTCGGTTGCTGTTGCGGCCGCATGTGAGGGTGCATAGCAGATTGCCGTCTGATCGCCCGGCATGTCCTCAAGCCCGATCCCATAGAGGACGGGGCAGATGAAGAGAAGAGCCGCAAGGAGGAGTCGAATCGTTCTCATCTTCATGCCCTCCTCATCGCGCCCGGTAGGTGGTCTGGACAATGAGCGCGGGTACGAGCAACCCGGTCCCAACTTTCTCGAATTGAATCGCCAGCACATTGCCGTCTGAGACTGACAACGCCGTCGCCGGTGCGTAGAGTGAGTACTCGTCCATGATGGCGAGGTCATTGCCTAGCTCCAGGTCGTAATTCGCAAGCTCAGTCGTGGTCGTGCCTGCCGTACCACGATTGATCAGGTTGATGTTCGTGTAATTCGTGTCCACCCCGGTCACGGCCAGGGCTGGCGTAATGATCACGGACTGAATCGTGCAGTCGAAGGGAGCGGAGAAGATCGGATAGTTCTCCGTCGCCGTAGCGGCCGCGTGAGTCGGTAGATAGACCGTCTGGGTCTGATCCCCCGGCAGATCATCGAGCCCAATGGCCCCCAGTTCGGGGGCCATGGCCAGGAGAAAGACCGCCATCGCAAGCGCGGCCAGTTTCAACGTCTTCATTCTCAAGTCCTCCTTCATCGTCAGATCAGAAGATCACGCCACGCCGATCATGCCGTAGAATCCGCGGTGGTCGAGGGGCACGATGCCCCAGACGTGCTTGATCTTGTAAGTCAGTTTGTCGTTGGTGAACATGTTCCCGACCGTCGGCTGATCCTGAACGAAGAGCTGCGGGTTCTCCTCGCCGTCCAGGAACCCAACCTCGAGCATCCGTGCCTGTTTGGGATCGGCACAGGCGATCCAGTCGGTCGCGTCGGTCCGGTGATCGACGATGTGGAAGCCAATTCCCTTGTGAGGGTTAGAACTCGTCGCCGTTTCAGCGGCCACCGTGAAGAGATGATTGGTGGAATTCTGAAGCCGCCACGCCAGGTCTTCCAGCTCGTTCGGGATCAGAAGCAGAGTTGGCTTGTTCACTTCACCAAGCGTCTCAGCCGTGGTCCCGTAATCCGTCTGGGTCCGCATGGCCGATTTCACAGTCGTAAGAGAGGTCGAACTCAAAGCAGTCGTGCCGGTGTTGCCGTGCGCGGCGTCGAAGATCGCCACCCCGTCGTAGGACAGGAACGTGTTGGCAAAGAGCCCGTCATAGACCGCCTTGTAGAGGGTCCGGTTGGCTGCACGCGCTAGGTTCTCCGGGATCCGGCGGATGACCCCCACGTCATCGTTCGCGATCATCTCCTCCGTCAGGTCCTCGGTGCCCCCGTACTTCGACACGACGTAGGTGTTTTCGTCATCACCCGGCGAGGCAAGCGGCTGGTACGGGCCACCCTGAGCCACGACCGGGAGGTCGGCATATCCACCCACTAGCGTCCGGCGCTGGGTGCGGTAGTCAGTCGGCGCCGTGATGTCGGAGCACACGAGCCGCCAGGCCTGAAGCGGTGACAGGTTGTATGCCCGCGTCAGTGACCGCGCGACGGAATCGCCCAGGACCTGGGCCAGCGAGGTCGAGGTCAAAGACTCCAGGAAGTGGAGCCGTTCCGGGTTCTTCTTTTCGAGCTGGCGCCGGATGAAGACCGGCACGAACGAAGCGGACTCACGCAGGATCTCGGTCGCCGTGATCTCGTTGTCGCCGGTGATTGTGGCGCATGCCTTCCGGAAACTCTTGAATCGTGGCACGGGCTTCCCGCTCGAATCCTTCTGATCCTCGTTCGCGAAGAAGCCGTCCAGGGCCAGACCCAACTTGTCGCGTTCGGACTCACGGAGTTCGATCGACTGACCCGGGATCTCGACCCGGCCGGTCTTGGAGAGTTGCCCGATGTACTCGCGCTCCCTGGTGATCGCAGCGGTCAGATCCTTGGATTCAAAGATCCGCCCGGTCCATTCCAGTTCGATCTTCTTCTGCGTGATGTCGGGGAGCTTGGACTCCCGGAGCTGGGTCAGGAGTTCGGCCTTGCATTCGGCAGCCCTGATCCGGTTCTCGATCGCCTTTACGGATTCCTGGAGCTGGGGAAGCTGTGCGAGGTCGCCGCTGGTCGGTTGAGGCCTCACAACGACCTGCGGCTGAGGCGGAGGAGGAGAGGCTTGTCCCTCCGGCGTCTGCGTCAGCGCCTCGACGATCTTGACCGCATCGTCGTACTTCTCAGCCGCAATGAGCGCGTCGGCAGCTTCGAGCTGGGACTTGAGCACCCGCTCCGCGAAGGTCCCGCCCGGGAGCTTGCTGATCCCCTCCTTCAAGAGGGTCGCAGCCTCTTTCATTTCCATCTCGCCCTTGCCCTTCATCATCTCGGGCATGACGAGTTTCATCATCTGGAGCATGAGCCCCTTGAGCTTTTCCACTTGTGTATCCCCCATCTGAGCGTTGCGGCTGGCAACCAGCCGGATGAACTTCCCGCCGGCTGCCGCCTCGGATACTAGATCCACAGAATCGGCCCCGGTGATCGAATCGACGATCTGTGCGAGTTTGCCCTCGGCCTCACCGAAATGGCCCGTACCGAGTGCATCAATCGAGAACCCCATATAGTCGCGGACGCCACGGTCCCATGCGTCCTTGACTGCCGCCCTGAGCTCAGACGCTCGCTCGTCGAAATAGAATTTTGCAGCCACGGCGGCGCGGGTTACCCCGTCTTTGATGGTCTCGATGACGCGGATGTTGTCGAACCAGCCGACTTGATTGTCGACCAATCCGTATGGTTTCTGATCCTTTGCGTCTTGAGGGAGATGATCCTGTTTCTCCCTAACCCCGTAGGTGAATGCCTTTAGCGTTCGCTCCTTCAGGACCTGAGCCAACTTGAGAACCGTCTCCTTCGGATAGAACCGTTGATAGAATTTCCGGTCCTCACCGATGACCCCATTCTCAGAGAATCCCTCCTCGATCAGGACAACGTCCCACTCCTTGCCCTGGGGTCCGGCCTCGGTGAGACGGACAGCAATGGATTCCTTGAAGTCGATGGATTCCCGAAGCGTCGCATTGGCTGCGGCGAACGCCTTCCCTTCATCCTTGGTTTCCTCCCACACGCTGTTGTAGACGTGCATCCAGCGGCGGCGCCTCTTCTCCGGCTCTTTCTTGATGTTCTCTGGGAGGCTGTCTTCCGTCGGGAATGGCATCAGCGCCCTCCGCTCCCGCCCAGCGCCACCTGGACCGTAGGCACGATGATCTTCCGCTGTGCCTGGATCTGCTCCACAGCCTCTCGCTGGATCATGTCATTGAGTACCTGGGAGACGAGGGATTTGGTCTGAGCGAAGGGCATGTTGGATTGGATCATCGCCTTCCCCTCAGCGTTGATCGAGATCGTGATGACGGGCCGCGTCACTTCTCGACCCTCCGCTTGATGCCGGTCCCGAGTGTCAGGACCAGCCAGGCATCGCCCTTGTCCGTGATCTCGGCGGTCTCGCCCTCCTTGAGATTGGCGGCCAGATAGGCCAGGAGCGGAGACTCCTTTGAACTCGGGACGGGCGGGCCTTCATCGAATTCTTTCTTGTCCCTCTTCATTCGCTTTCTCCTTCCTCCATCACGACTGCCACTTCGCAACCACAATTTATGTCACTCTCTGGCCTTCCGAATAGGTGTGGCGCTGGCGCACTATTGCCGAACCCGTCAGTAAAGTTCTCATCCAGACCGACGGTCACGCCGTCGATCTGTGCGTGTTCCTGACGTGAGATCCCGCTCCAAAGCCACATCTTCTTGAGCCCCGGAACGTCCTTGATCTGATCCATCGCCGCCACTGTTGCCTGGCCTCGAATGCGGCCCATCTCGGTACGGAGGATTGTCTCGGCCCTCGTGGCGATAGTCCCGAATACGGATGGGTCGGTCAAGTTACGCCCGATCGCGCCCATGGCCTGCTGAAAATCCGTGATACCCATCGAGTGAAACCTGACCTGGCGGCTGATGTCCGTTATCGCCTGAGAGGTCAGGTTCGTGATCAGCTCCCCCCTCATCGTAGCGGCGCTCTCCATGACTTCGGGCGATAGCCCGACCCAGCCCGTGCGCGGGATCACGCCTGCTGGAACGGGTGATAGCGTGAGCCGGGCCGCGAGATCTGCATTCGAGATTGCCGACACGTCCATCAACTTCCCGTATCGAGCTGCGAATTCGGCCAGCGCGCGGTTGAACTCCGCCGTCAGTTCCCGGAGGTAGTAGGCGCTGAACCCTCGTGCCGATGCGATCTCGGCCAGGATCGTTCGCCTCGCGTCCTGCAGCATGGCGCGCACCAGGAGCTGATTCCGGCGGTCCAGTGACCCAATCTCACGCCTCACACCCCTCAGCTTGGACCAGTAGGCGCGCTTCTGTGCGGCTGTAAGGGTCTCCCGGAACCGCTCGGGGAGGTCCAGCCTGTCAAGCGTTAATGGCTGCCAGATACGGCGCTGCGTCGCTACGCTCTGCATCGTCCTTTATTTCCTGGTCTGCATCCTCGAAATCCAACTCGACCCCGAGGGGGGCAATGAGCCGTTTCAGGATCTCGCGCTCCTGGTCCACAGTGATCGCCTCATCCATCCTGGCCTGAGAGAGTGCGGTCTGGATGGAAGCAATCGCCAGCGCGTGCTGCTGGATGTCCTCCGATGAGATCTCGGGGAAGTTGGCCGTGAACTTCTCATCCGCCGTCATGGGGATCCGGCCCGAGTCCTTGCCACGGTGGATCACGTAGCGGAAGACGGTGGAGACAATCGCCTCCACCTCGGACTGGAGTGATCGCATGGCGTGATGGACGGGGCTGTTCATTGCCACAGCGGTGGCCTTGTTCGCGTCCCCGGCATCGCCGAAGAAGTGCTCAGGCAGGCGGACACCGGCGAGGATGTAGTTCTTGAGTCGCCGCATGTCCTCACTGAAATCCTGAGCCTTGAGGTCGGGCGCGATGACCGACCACGTAACTTTCTCGTTGTGAAATTTCGTGGTTCCCTCTTTCGGGACCTTGGCCTCTTCTTTTTCCTTGAACGCTTTGATCATGTCCTCGTCGGCGCCTTCGATCTTGCAGTCGAAGAAATACCGGCCCGCAGTTTCGATCTTCTCCGCCCGCGTGAATTGGAGCCGGTCGTACAAATCGATCGTGTCGACTTCCGGGAGGATATCGGAGAGCCCACGCGTGGCATTGCTGAGCTTATTGATCTGGAAAATGAACGTCTCACCGTCGGTGAATTTCTTCTGCTCCTGTTCCGCGATTCGGGAGAGTGCTTGTTCCTCCTGGATCACCCGCAGCTTGATTTTCTTTCCCGTCTCACCGGCCTTCACGATAACGCCGATTGCGACTTCGCAGTTCAGTGAATCGACGACAACAGCCTCGACATTGACCGGATCGACATAACCAAGCTGGATACGGCCCGTATACTCCTGCGTGAAGACGGGCCAGATCTGCTCGCCGTAGAGGATTAGCTCACGGACGCGCGAGTGGATCTTCCGGCTCCAGTCGTTGACGGGACTGAACCAGAACTCATCGAGCACCTCCTGGACGATGGGATCGACCGCCTCGATAGTGAGCCCATCCCCGACGACGTAATCCTTTTTCGTCTCGACTATCCCGCGCGCGAGCGGATTAACAACCCAGAGGTAATAGGCCATCTGGAGCTGCCGGACATGATCCCAAGGCTTGAGGTCCTTGGTGTCACGCGATGATAGCCGCCGGTAGAGGTAGTCGTCGGAGTCGGCGTTCGTGCCGAGGGCTGGGATCAGTCCCTCGCGCAGCGTCAACCACGCGCTCTTTGCAGCCTGGCGTATCCGGGTCATCAATGCCACATCGACATCCTCGGCCGCTGATATTCGGCCCTGCGTCTACCGTTTCCATCGTCGTCGGATGAGCCCATAGCTGCGGGTATTGAGATCGGGGCGAAGGTGAGGCACAGAGCATCTCCCGCATCCGGAGAGCGTCCGAGTCGCTTCTTGACCTGGTCTTTCTCCTCGACCCGGATCTTACCCGATGAGGTCGTGCTCCAGCGGACAGAGGTGAGATCGGCCGTGAGCTTGTCGTCGGGTGGGAGTGCGACCTTGGAGTGATTAGCAGGATCAAGCCAATCACGGACGGCCCACCAAAGACAAGCCCGGAGATTTGTAAAACCCACTTCGCCTGAGCGATCGGTCCTGTCCGTCGAGCATCCGACGTTGATTCCGGTGACGGCCTTTTGGAGCTCATGGAGACGGTCGACCACACCAGCCCCGATCCCGATTACATCCACCAGCGCGTGTGAGCCGTTTCCATTGAGCCTCCGCACTACGAGACCCGCAACCTCCATCGTGTCGCGGCCCGCGAAGTAATCGAGACCCGGCACGAGCCAATCAATCCGCTCCAAGATCGCCGTCTTGTCCATGCCCGAGCGGGCAGGGTCGACTCCGATCCGGCGGGGACCATCCACGATCAGGGCGCCTTCGCGCTGCCACAGTAGCCATCGCTCGTTCGCAGCCTCAACCCACTGCAATGGGATCATTGCCTCTTCATCGACAGCTGCGAAGTTACCCAACACCCGGTTCTGGAACATGGGCGATGACTCGCCCCACTGCTCGCGCCGTGCGTTGACCCAATCCTCAGAAATCATCCCGCACTCAAGCCCCTCCTCGAGCGTCCATCGGTCGACGACCCAATCAAGATAGCCGGGCTTGCGAGCGTGAATGTCATAGAAGTGCCCAAAGGGAGCGCCTGGCGTGGAGGCTGCCGCCCATCTGTCGGGGTGTGAGCCCTCCGCTGCATCCCAGGTGGCCCCGGGGATCGTCTTCGACT